GTCAAGTATTTGTTTAAACAACATCCAACGTGAAGATTTCTTGTAGCCCTCACGTTGGTGTTCTCTGCGTACAACTTTTGCTACTGGTGGTTTGCGTTCGATCATGTGGTTACACGCAATGAAACAACAACGTTTAAACGAAATGAAAGAGCATACACATGACTTATGAACAATTAAAAGACTTGGTTGGTGATGACAACGCAGTTAGGATTTATGACTACTTCGTTGGATTTACTGTTGACGATCTTGTGCAGTTGGTATTGGATGGCTATACACCTAGCCAATTAATTAATTTAGCAAAGGAGTTAAACGATGACTAATCCTGATCGTTGGTTACAAAGTTGTGCAGAAGATTACATGGATGAAGAGGGTGATCACGCAGAGATGCGTGACCAAGAACATTCGATGGTTTTGAAAGAGATCATCGGCGGGCAAATCACTCCTGACGAGTTTGAAATATTTGAGTTACTGTTTGATGATCAGTCAGACTTACTCAAAGCACTCGCTCGGAATGATGGAACTACCGTCCTTGCAATTTTACAAAAGCGGTTCGATGAGGGTGTCGAATCATTAATTGAATCTAGACTGGAGTATTAAATTGGATATCCAAACCCAAATGCGTTTTAATCATGCAACACTTGAAGTTGCTTTAGTTGAGTTTTTATTAAAAGAAAACAGAATTGAAAAGACAAAGGCTTTAAAGACTTTAAATAAAACCTTTGATACCTTAGTTGATATCAGAGATGCTAATCCTGACGATTCAATTCAAGATTACGTTGAGCGTGTGTTTGACCGTATCGCTGAACTAACCCATTAACATTGACCCCCTTTGACTTCGGTCATCGGGGGTTTTTTTTCGTCCTCAGATTCACCACTTATGACACATCAGCGTTTAAACGGTCAGTCATCTGCCAGAAGCACCCTGCAATCTGGGGTTGGATTTTGTTTAAACTTAGAATGCCTCTTGCTCAAAGTACGTACCTGTAACTTTGTCATACCCCAAAACAGTTTCCCCTTGAGTGCCTACCCACCGATAGCGACACTTCCAAACCGCAATCTGTACGTCCTCTTTGGTGCGATGCACTGTAATACCGCAGTCTGCCTTTGCCCACCACGCCATAGATCCACTGATCGCCATGCCATCAGGACGTGGTAAATCCATCCCTGAGCGTGTTATTTTGCTTGGATGGGCTACGAACCATACATGAACCCCATAAGCCTTAGCGAACGCTTGGATGCGGGTCAACATCCCCGATATAAACTCTGTCTCTGCCATCCCGCCTTTGTTGTCGATGTAGTTGTAAGGATCGATCACAAGACCTCGGATTCCCATGCGAACCACCGCAACCTTTGCCCGCTCCAAGATGGATTCAATCGTGGCGGGTTCAACCCCTTCGGAATCCAAAAATAAGAAATGCTCCTCCACCCATTTAAACGCCTCGTCCTTCTCATCCTGAGTCATTCTCTTTGTACCGTCAAAGAACCGCTTTTCTTTGTAGATCTCCATGAGGCGGGAAATGTGGATCTCAGGCTGATTCTCAAACGAGCAGACCGCAAACTTCCAGTCTTGACTCTTACCCAAGTTGACCATCATTTGATCCACGAAATTGGACTTACCGCATGAGGGGTATCCAGTGACGATGGTCAGTTGACCCTGAGCCACCGTATAAATTTCATCCACGTTGGTGTACCCAGTAGACAAGCCCTTGCCCGTGCCTTTACCCCATAGGTCGTTTAAACGGTCAGCAAACTTAGAAGCGGAAGATAAGCCCGCAACTGGGTAAGGCTCGGCATTGTCAATAATCTTTATGACCAGTTCTCTTCCCTCTGCAAGGAAAGCCTCGTTTAAGTCTTTGTATTTAAAATGGGAGATCCTACATTTATCCTTGCCAATCCTTCTCGCCAACTCTTCAGCTAAAGCCTGACCCGCAGAGTCGGTGTCGGTCGCTATCGTGACGTACGGTACTTTATCAAGCACGTCAAACGCATTCCACACAAACGAAAACTTCTTATCCTCCGAGGCATCCACCCTCCCATCCGAAACTTTCATTGGTGCGCCATTTGGCACTGAAAGCACGTTGGTCAGACCGCATTCAAGCAAGGTCAGGGCATCGATCTCGCCTTCGACAATGATGACTGGCTTGGTCGGATCAATGCTATCAATCCCGAAAAAGTCGTTTGCACCACCCACGTCTTGCGTAAAGTCCTTCGCCTCGATGCTCCGATACTTAGCAGACACGTAAACACCGTTACGGAAATACGGGAAGCCGATGGCGTCTGTCTTCTTGTTTAAACGCTGAAAGTATTTTTCGGCAGGGAACAACTTCATCTTCTCTGCCGTGTCAGCAGAAATCCCACGAGATTTTAAAAAGTCAAAATGTTTGTTTTCTAGTTTTGTTGTTTCTAAATTTCTAATGGGATGCACATTATTCTCCGTATATGACTTTCTTTTAAATGGGACTGACCCGCTGATTTGACAGTGGTGGCAGTAATAGACCAAAGCATCAGGCTTACGGTCTATGTTTAATTCTTTTAAATAGGATTTTTTTCTGTCCTTAGAACAATTTGGACAGGAGACACGCAGATGATTATCTACGTGCAATGAAGACACAAACTCCGCTACTGCATTCATATTTAAGCCCCTCTAGATTTACTTCTTTGGTTTGTTTATTTTAACAGTGTGATTGCTATTCCGTGTAAAAGATCGATTTGATTTTGGTGATTTCAATTTCAAATTTTTACTTGCGTTAGTTCCTCCTTTTGAGAGCGGTACTACGTGGTCAATGTCTTTACCAGTACGATCCACGCCACGCTTATCCATGTCATACCTAGCCCTCGCCCTTGCGTTTCGAGATGGTTGTTCATCTCTAGACTTTTGTTGCGTGTATTCCTTTTTGTAAGGACGTGGTTTATTAACGTATGGCATAAATGTTTTTTTCTATATATATATATTTATATACTGTTTCTATACTGCCCTCTTGGAGGAGGGCAGACCTAGCCTAAACTGGTCTGCCTTCACAACCTCTGCCCACATTGGTATCGGTCGACCCGAAAGACTTTGCGTGCAAGGGGTTCTTTCTTCGCCACCCCTGTCTGATGTCCAATGCACTAACCGTAGTATCAGCAATTCTGTCTCGCCCCTACCGTTTTTCATCGTCAAACGAAACAGGGTTCAATATTAAATTTATAAAAACATAATTGCAAGGTGTTTTGATGCAAGTACGTGTAAATCCTAATTGGGCGTTTAAACGAGTGACACGAGTGACACGTGCCTGGCTGTGAAAGCGCTTCGCCTGGCTGCCAAGCTCTTTACTGCCCGTTTAAACGTTCTAAGGTACTTAATGCCAAAAAAAAAGGGGGGGAAATGAACAACCCCCCAAAGTTCACCTCACATGAACATCCATTTATTTTCTCTAAAATTAATGACAAAACAAGAAGAACGTTACTGTTTGACAAACATTTTTCAGATGGTGTAATATATCCATGACTTCGATTAAGCCCCCTAGTCACAGACCAGTAGGTCGGAAAGCCACTATTTTCAAGCGATAGTGGCTTTTTTTATGCCAGTGCGGATACTTCTATTTCGCACCGAGGGTTCTCCTTATCCAATCCCCAGTAGATGTGTTTCTCTTTGACCTGTCGGTCGTTCTTGTATGCTACCTCCTGTAGTAGATCTAGGATTAAACTTTCATCCAAGTCAGGTCTACGTGATGCGTACCAAATGCGAATGGTTACCGCCACGTCACATTCAAAAACTTCGCTCGGAGCTATAACACATTGCTGTTTAAACGCCTTAGCATACGCCAACGCCTTCGCAGACTTTATAAACATTGGCTTTCCACGCACGTAAACCATTTTGCGTGAATTAGCTTTACTGGCGGGTTCACCAAATATTTTTAAAAATAGTGTTTGCATTTGTAAATTAGTTGTATTAGTATTTAGTCATAGGAGGGCTTAAATGAAGATCACAAACAAATTCAATGTACCAGAAACATAGTTGCACTTGCTACTAGAGACTACTATAGCAAGGGCAAGTCAGACTACTCAGTCACAGAAATCATCTCTCCGCCTCGCATACAGAGGCTCAGACGCACTCATTTTGAAGAGATAGAGCAAGATGTGTCCGATATGCTTTGGATGCTCCTAGGCACTGCCTTGCACGTTGTAGCGGAACGTTCTGAGGTATCGGGTCATACCAATGAGGAACGTCTTTCTGCGGGCATCAACGGCATCATTTTGTCGGGGGCAATTGACCTCCAAAAGGACGATGAAGACGGTGTCACCATCACAGACTACAAGTTCACATCGGCATGGGCATTAATGAATGACAAGCCCGAATGGGAACAACAACAGAATATCTACAAGTACTTGGTCGAGCGGGTCAAGAAAAAGCCTGTCAAGGGCTTGAAGATCTGTGCCTTGATCCGAGACTGGTCTAGGCGGGATGCTCAGAACAAGCCTGACTACCCCCAAGCACCCATTCAAGTCATTGACATCCCAATGTGGACATTTGATCGCACCGAGGCTTTTATTAAAGAGCGAGTCGAGATGCATCGTGATTCCAAGGTGAGTGCTGATTGGGGCGATGAGTTGCCCCTATGTAGTGACGAAGAGCGTTGGCTTAGACCAACCACGTATGCGGTAAAAAAAGATGGTCGCAAGACTGCAATTCGTGTCTTTGACACACAAGACGAGGCAGATGCCTTGTTAAAAGAAATGCCTGAGAAAGACAAAGGCTTTATAGAAATCCGTAAGGGTGAGGCAGTACGTTGTACAGGAAACTTCTGCGGAGTATCGCAGTGGTGTAGTCAATATCAAAATCAAAAGGAGCAGTTATGAAAAAAGCAATTGCGTTAGTTTTTGTAGCATTTTTATCCACTGGTGTAATGGCACAGACCAAGTGTGTGCCTGATGGTAAAGGTGGAATGTGTTGTTGGGATGTTGGTACACAAGGTCCGTTTAAACCAATTGGTTGTTAATAAGAGGGGGCTTAACATGAAATCAGAAATTATTAAAATTACTCCTTCTTTGGCAGAGCATTTTTTAAGTAAAAATTTGCTAAACCGAAACATTAGCCACGCATTGGTTGCTAAGTATGCTAGTGATATGAAAAACGGTAATTGGGAACTTACACATCAAGGAATTGCGTTCTACGATGATGGTTCTGTAGCAGATGGTCAGCATCGTTTACTGTCAATTATTAAATCAGGGGTGACCGTTTTAATGATGGTTACTCATGGTTTAAAGAAAGAAACATCTCTTGGCATTGATGTACATAGACCAAGAAGTGTTTCTGATGCAATTAAGATTGGTGGTTTTTCTGATTGGATTGAGGGAAAGCACATTGCAATTGCCAATTTAATTGCCGACAAAACACTAACTTCCACCGAGACGATAGATCTTTTAAATAAGATGGAAGGAAGTATTAAGTTTGCAATGACACATTTAGTATCAAAGCGTTATTTAACAAATTCATCAAGTTACGGTGCGGTTGCGTTGGCACACTATAACTATGTAGATCCAGTTGTTTTAGAAAGATTTTGCAAGGTTTTCATAAGCGGTGTTTCTGAAAACAAATTGGACTCATCGGTTATAAAGTTGCGTGATGAGTTTTTAAGGAACCCATCTAACAGTAGAGAAATCAAGGTGGAGAAACTTTTTAAGTGTCAAAGGGTAATACTTGCGTTGTTACAAAACGATCAAATTAATCGAGTCATTGCTCCAAAAGAATTAATTTGGAATCTTTATTAGAAAGGCAGTAAATGAAAGTATGTAAAAAACTAGTGGAGGTTCGTAATGAACTTCAAACAATGCCACTCAGCAAATCAGGTCACAACAAATTTGCGGGGTATAAATACTTTGAATTGGGTGACTTCTTGCCCGCCATTCAAGGTTTATTTAAAAAGCATGGCTTATGCGATGTGATCTCGTTTACGCAAGACCTTGCAACAATGGTCGTTTATGACATTGAAGATGGTAGCAGTGTAACGTTCACCTCACCTATGGGTTCTGCCCAGTTAAAAGGATGTCACGAAGTGCAAAACATTGGTGCAGTTGAGACCTATCAACGGCGCTACCTATATGTCACCGCCTTAGCCATTGTTGAGCATGATGCCTTGGATGCCGTAACAGGATCACAGGATAGTAAGCCAGTAGAAGTTAAACCTGTGGTTAAGCCCCAAGAACCTGAGCAAAACTTAGAAGTCCTTTCTGACGTACTCATTCAGTTTGGTGATACGTGCCAAGACCTCAAGGAACTCAGCAGTTTTTGGAAAAAGAATCAGGCGGGCATCGATCAGATGAAGATCAGCAATCCTGAGTTGTTTAAAAAAGTGCAGTCTGCGTTTGCACAGTACAAATCTAAATTTAAGGAGGAATAATGTACAAAAAACCGTATGAAGAAAAACCTAACACAGGTTCTTTCTTTGCCAACAAAACAAAGACCAATCCTAAAGCACCTGACTATCGGGGCAAGATTGTGCTTGACCTTAGCACTTATGACGCAGTCAACGGCAATATCGTAGTTGAGTTAGCGGGTTGGAAACAAACCGCCAAGTCAGGTCTTAGTTACCTTCAATTAAAGGCACAAAAGCCAAGAGAAGACAACAAACCAGTACGAGAGGAGATTCAAGATGACAACATTGAATTCTAAAAAACGTGGCAGACCAGTTGGTTCTAAAAGCAAACGTGGAAGACCAGCTAAGACGTTTAAACAGTTTGATCCAGCGCAGCGGGCTTTTGCAAAAATTGTTGAGTTGGAAAAGATTCGTCAAAACTTACACGATATGATTGACAACCTTGAGCATCAAGCAGTTCAGTACAAAGCTGTCATTAGTTATCTTGAGAACAAGTTGGAGATAAAATGAACGCTCTTCAGTTTGAGGCAGTGAAAGTTGCTCTTAAACAAGATCGCACTGGGTTTGTTTTAACACTTAGTATCCATCCTGACGAAGCCCCCGAAGAGTTATTGCGGGACTTTGTTGGGGCAAGATACGGTGTTGCAATGGTGCGCATCCAAGACAACGAGACCGCCACGCATTATGACAATCGTTTAAAGAAAGCTGGAATGCTAGGTCGTAGTACCAAGTTCCACCTATGGTTAAGAAAAGAAAATAGTTTAACCATCGATGGAGAGGCTGATGCCGTTGAGGCAATTCATAGAATATGTGGCATTCATTCTCGTACCGAACTCAATGGTAATAAAGATGCTCAAAAATTATTTGATGAAATGGTAGAAGACTATGAACACTGGAGCGATAAAGATGAGCCGTTTTAAAACCGTTGTTCCTTTGATGGTTTACCTTGAACCCGCAGAGCGAGAACGAGTCAAAACATTTGCAAAGAAAGAAGGCATAAACGTTAGTCGGCTTTCAAGAGAGGCTTTCCAAATGCGAATGTCGGACTCAAGCGATTTATTTAACTCTGGCTTTGATGCGGGTTTAAACGAGGCAATGAAGATTGTTAACAATTGCCAAGGCGCTTCCATGATGTTTCCATCAGGCAAGTCGTTCGCAAGATTGGTCTGTGATGATATTGAAAAATATCTGAAAGATAAAAAATGACCGATCAGGACAAGGAGTATCTGCGTGATTTGCTTGCGGGGTTTGCTTTGACTGGTCTGCTAATGCGTGGTAACAATAAGCTAGAAGAGTTAGCGGTTGGTGCTTACGCTTTGGCTGACGATATGCTTGAGGCACGTAAACAAAGTGGAGAAGGCATTGTTGCCATCAAAAGAAGAGTCAAGTCAAAATGAATCAAATTCAATTTGGTGACTGCAGAACCATCATGGATCAGTGGATTGCTGAGGGGGTGAAAGTGCAAACGTGCATCACATCCCCCCCTTATTTTGGTCTGAGGGATTATGGAACGGCTAGTTGGCTAGGCGGTGACAGTAACTGTGAGCATGAGGGCATATCAATTGGGAACAATCGTAACTTCCTAGATGAGGGTGGTAGGCTTGGAAATAAGAAGTCCTTGTCTACAGGAAACTGCATCAAATGCGGAGCAATTAGGGAAGATAATCAAATTGGTTTAGAACAGACGGTAGACGACTACGTGGCGGCTATCGTTGGGGTGTTTAAACGGGTTAGGAATCTGCTGTCGGATGACGGGACGCTGTGGTTAAATCTTGGGGATAGTTACTATAACTACCGAGGCGGGAAAGGTCAGTCCTTGGTTAAACAAACCGTTTCTAATAACCTCCAAGACTTACCACAAGTCTGTGCTAGGCGGGGAAACAAGCAAGAAGGACTGAAGGAAAAAGACCTCATAGGAATCCCTTGGCGGGTCGCCTTTGCCTTGCAAGCGGACGGTTGGTATCTACGTCAGGACATCATTTGGCACAAGCCTAACCCCATGCCTGAGTCGGTCAAAGATCGATGCACGAAGAGCCACGAATACATCTTTCTGCTTACCAAGAACTCCAAGTATTACTTTGATAACGAAGCAATCAAAGAGCCTGTCAAGGAAGACTGGGGTACAAGGGACAGGACAGAAGGCAAATACCATAACGAAGGGACTGGACTTAACCCGCATTCAGGGTTAGAAAAGTCCTACGAAACGGCTAATAAACGGTCTGTATGGAGCGTTACCACCAAGCCATTCATTGGCGCACACTTTGCTACTTTCCCGCCTGATTTGATTGAGCCTTGCGTATTGGCTGGTTCCAAACCACAAGACATTGTGTTTGATCCGTTTATGGGTTCTGGGACTACGGCTGCCGTAGCTCAACGTTTAAACAGGCAATACTTAGGCTGCGAGCTGAACACGGAATACAAAAAGTTACAAGATGCACGTCTTTCGCAACCATCACTGGAGTTGTTATGACATTTCAAGAAGATTTAGAACGTGGTTTTGAAGTTGAGTTTGCGGTGCTAGAGATTATTCAAAGGAAGTACCCATCCGCAAGCCTGATTCATGCCTACAAGGGCTACGACATATGGATACCTGAACTACATAAATCGGTGGAAGTGAAGTATGACCCTATGAGTAACGAAACTGGGAACATTGTTGTTGAAATTGAAATGAACGGTCACTTGTCGGCACTAAGTACCACCACCGCAGATTATTGGGTGTTTCATGATGATCACGTATTTGTGATGATGAAACCAATGAGTATTGTTAATTGCATATTCCAAAACAAGTTACAGTATGTAGAATTTGTTGGAGATGGAGACCGTGCCAGCAAAAAGGCATTTTTAGTTCCCAAAGAGTTATTGTTTAAACATGGCAAGAAATTGGAGAAATAGTATGAAAGAAACCCCATACAACAACGGCAAGGTAAAGATTGGCGAAACTGTTTATCTAAACAAACTAGTAAACCCACCATACATAGAGCATGATGAAGATATGTTGGAGTTACAAAGCTATCTTATCCACGACCCACGCATACTAAACAGAGAGTATTGGCTTAAGCGGGTATACATTATGTTTCTTCTTTTTGTTTTGACTGTACTCTTAATGGCAAATTAATATGATAGTCACCATACTTAATATGTTTGCCCTGTTTGTTGCTACCTGTGCGGTGCTGATCTTTGCCGTGGTCTTTGCGTTCTTCCTGTTCATTATGTATGCCTGTATACACATTGGCTGGAGAGAGATTAAAGGGATGCCGTTGTCTGAGTTGTGGGAAAGGATTCAGAAATGAGAGAGCCTAATCAACGGTTTTGGGACGCCATGATTATTAAGTCGTGGCAAAACTTTGATAGTTGCTACAAGCTCAACACATGGGCAAAGGAAGAATTTGGTAAGTATCCTCAAGATTTAGAATTAAAGCGAGTACAAAATTGTTTTGGCAATGAAGGTCAAGGAGTACGTGTATGGGTGGCGGAATATATGCCAGCTTTAAGTGAAAGATTATTTGCTTTTCCTAAAGAACGTCACTTAGAAGTATTAGATTGGCTTGCTAACAGTAAGGTTGATTCATTGACCAGTAAAGGGTCAAAGTCACGAAAATATTATAGCGAAGCTAGAAGTGCAATGAAAGCCGCAGAAAGAAAAGCAACACAAAAAACTTGGTCAGACAATTTAGAGAAGACTATTAACCGTAATAATCAATGGACAGTTGTTAAATGAGAAAGGTAAGCATACGAACAGTTGAAAATACTATTGGGCTGGCACGTAGTGTTGCTAATGGAACAACCAAATTTCCTTTTCTTGGTTATTGTGCAGACATGATGGAAAAGATGTTAGAAGAAATTAAAATGCTACGCCAACAAGCAGACTACATAAAGCATTTGGAAGAGGGGTTGCAGTCGTCAATCAATCTAAACAAAGCACAAGCGGAGAGACAAGAGAAATGAACAATGAACCAGTAGCGTACATCAACGTAGAAGAACGCAAGCTAGAGTGGGCAAAGCCGACTACATGGCATACGCCAACCATAGCGCAGATGGATAAGATTCCACTCTACACCCATCCAGCAAAGACACTAACAGATGAGGAAATACACAATATCTATATACATATGTCTGGTAAAGCAGAAGGAATATCATCTGTTACTGGCAAAGCGGATTTCCCTGTTTTATTTGCTAGAGCCATTGAAGAATGGTATGGCATAAAGGAAGCGGGTGAGAAATGACATTCCTAGTCGCTAACATCCCGCCAGTTAAATGCTTTGTGCGTAAAGAGTTTCTTTACAACCACGAGAAAGGGCATGGGGAACTAGAACCCTGTGTGTGGATGACTGCCAAGGCAATCAAAGGGCAAGCGTTTCGTATCGAATCAATGTTGACCAACTACGGGGCGTTGTACGACAAGCTACCTATTAGTGCCTATGTATGGAAAGAAGTCCTTGTAGACCCGTTAAATCACCTACCTTTGGATCACCTACAGATATGGGACTGTCTGTCTTACGACATGGCGGTGATTGAGAAGTCAAACTTACGGGGTCTGAAGGTGAAGTTCTTTGGCAAAGATAAACAGTTTCACTTTGGTAATTACTTATTCACCATTGACTTTGCCTCGCCCGAATCCAACAGACTAGATACTAGCTTTTCAGAGGGTGTTGAGGAGCATAAGTCGTATAACTTTATCCGCTTAGATAACGGGCAGTTTGCCTGCCAACCGAATAATCGATGCCTTTGGTACGATGTATCACTAGTACCAGCAGTTCTAAAGACCCCCGACTTTAAGATACCCACCGAGGTATATAGCGTTGAGAATCACGCTAAGTGGAGCGCTAAGGATGAATGGTTTTATAACTTTGAGGAGATAACATGACCACATTTACTACCGAAGATCGCAAAGATGCATCACCTCCACACATTATCGATGGCGGTGCTAGTCATCCAACACTGGGCATTGAATATAAAAATGTTTCCAAAAAGGAAGACTTAGTAAACCATCCCAAGCATTACACGTCCCACCCATCAGGTGTGGAATGTATTCAAGTTACCGAGCATATGGGATTTAACCTTGGCAATGCTATGAAATACGTATGGCGGGCAGATGAGAAAGGCAACGCAGTCGAAGACTTGCGTAAGGCGGTTTGGTATATCAACCGTGAAATAGCGAAGCGGATCAAAGTTTAAACATGGCTACTAAAGCGGAGAAAGAACGGTATGGGAAAGTTGCAAGACTTGGATGCATCCTCTGTTGGCATCTTGGATACGAAGGAACACCCGCAGAATTGCATCACATTAGAAGAGCTGGTAGACGAGACACTGCCCCTGTTATCCCGTTATGTCCTGAACACCACCGAGGAAATACTGGTATTCACGGACTTGGACGCAAAGCATTTGAAAAGAAATATGGCTTATCTGAGGAGGAGTTATCCGTATTCACGGAACATCTCCTAACGAATCCCTAGTGTATTTGCCGCTTTAACCCCTTGTTGGGCAATGATGTTGTACTGTGCCGTTAACTTATTAACAAGTTCTCTACGCTCTTCTGGTGTTCTGCTCTGGTCATTTTTTACTATTTCAATTTGTCTGCGAACCTTACTCATGTTCTCGCTAAACTTTCTAAGGGTTGGTGCGGAGGCGATGAGCATCTTTTTCTCCTCGTCCTCTACCATTTCTCTAGCCTCTTCCAAACGACCTGAGTTCTTCAGTTCATTAAATCCTTGGGCGGTACGGTTAGCCGTCTGTTGAATATCAAAGAAGTTAGCCACTGCTTTATCTGCGTTAGGATCAGTCATAAACGCTTTAAAGAATGGCTGTTTCTCTAAGTTTTTAGCAGCACCTTCTGTGCCTTGGAGCGTGTAAACGAGCTGATCTGCCAGACCAAACATGAATGTACCAGCCTCGGCAAAGTAACCTTGGACTAAATTATCAATCTTGGATGGGGAAAGTCCTACAAATCCAAGTCCAGCCCCGCTCAAAAACTTAGCCGTTTCACTAGCGTTACGTCCACGCATCTCTACAGGCAGTCTAGATTCGCCAATACTCTCTACTGGATTACCAGTAAAGAAGGAGTAGTTAACAATCGTCTCTAAGGCGGGTTTAATAGCTTGTGGGACTGGCACACCGCCTGTTGGGAGATTGTGTAACAAACCGTCTTTATAGGCTTTGATCATCTCTTTGCCCGTGTCTTGACCGTAGGCATAACGTACGGCTACCTCTGGCACGACTTTGAACAGGAATCCAACCTCGTATGGCACTGCAACCTTGAGAAATCCATCTCCAATGGGGTTCTTAATTAGCCAATTATTGTCTTTAACGTAGTTAGGTTGCTTTTGATACTCTTCATCGTCTTGCATCAGCATAGCGTAGGCAAACGAAGCACCAAACATTAACGCAGCTCGCTGTTTAAACAGCTTCTTAGCTGCTTCTTTCTCTGAAGCGGGGAGGTTATAGCCTGTAGCGGCACGGTATACGGTATCCAAAGACGTGATGGATGCCGACAAGAATGGGATCATTTGACGAGCCGCATTCAAAATTTTAGAGTTTCCGTGTACTAGGAAGTTAATCGCCTCACGAGACTTCATAACGGCATAATTAACTGCCTCTTCCTCGGTCATGCCCTTTTCCAAAGCAGACTGTTTTTCTTTCTTGAAGATAGCCACACGGGTTGCCGCATCAGAAGCTTCGTGCATCTGCATTAACTTGTGGAACGCCTTCTGAACGTTGCCCTGATTGACCTTTTCTGTGCCAACTTGATCAAGGAATGTATAAAGATCAAGGGTACTGTCATACTGTCCAATGACACCACGGGAGGCAAGAATTTTAGCCTCTTCCGAGTTTTTACGTAGGATGTTGATATATTCTTTAGCCGAGTGGAATGGGGTAACGATACCGCCATTGGCTACGATGCTGGCATGGATTGGATCACGAATTAACTGACGTATCCAGAACATAGGATTCAACAAAGCACCAGCACGGAGGATGTTAGTAGCCCCGCCAAAAAACTTTAAGACAGGTCCAAGCTCATAATGCATGGACTCAAAGGCGGCAAGGTCAGTAGCGTTATCTACAATAGCGTGAACCACGCCTTTGGAATCTGCCAATCGATTGGTTGGATCTTTATAGCGTAGGTTAATGCCTTGGGCATTGGGATTACCTACTTCTTTGCCATTAACCATCTTAGACGGGATTTTGGCGGCATTAGCGTTTATTAACTGTTGCACGGCTATCTTGCGAACTTGGTTTTGATAAGCACCAGCCATCATTGAGGCGTATTGTTTATCAATGTTTTCCCAAATATTGCGTTTTAACGGCACGGGGTTGCCATTTTCGTCCAAAACAACCTTACCACTCTTATCCCGCAAGTACTCAGCACCCTCTAGTTTTTGAACTTTAGGGGTAGACTTTAGACCAGCCGCAGTAAAGCCTAGCTGACTCTCCATCATGGTCTCTAAATCTGTATTAGAAGCCGCTAGAGACACGTAGAACTTCTTGGCACGGTAAGTGTCAGCCTCTGCCTTGCTAAACAGTCCTACGCTCTCCCAGAGGTTGATAAGCCCCGTATTAACCTTTTTCCAGATGTCAAAGATTTCTTGCATTTCTGGAACGTTCTTTAACTGTTGCTCTGCCCAGTCAATCTGAGCCTGAGTTACTTGTTTCTCACGATTTCTATTCTCGCCAGTCTTTGCGTTATGGACACGATCTTCTTCCATAATCTCTTTGCCACGCAAGGCACGAGCTACTTCAGCCACAAAGCCACGACCGCTTAACTCAGAACCTTTGACATAGTAGTTGTCGTTTAAACGGTCAGCTATGATCCGACTGTTTGCTAAATTGTTGACTTCGTCTATTTCAATGATGAGGGAGCCGTCTGAATTGGTAATTGGAATGCCAGTTTGCAAACCGTTGCGGATTAAATTAATTAATGTTGCTTTGGCTCTAGCCAATAAGTCGGCACGAAGCACTCCGTTTTTATAAATCTCTTGATCTTGCAGGCTTCTTGCCAAGCTAGAGTAAGGATCTATAAAGGCAATACGATTTTTCATTCGCTCTTCAGGGTCTTTAAACATCTTAAAGACATTGGTAATTGTGTCGGTAAGCGTTTTGCCATAAGTATTAACTTGTTCTAGTTTGGTATGACTCTCTGGAGCAACGTTAAAGGAATAGCGTATGTCTTTGGATTCTTTGGTAGGGGCAATGTTAAACGCAGACTTGATCTGGCTGGAGCTATAAACTGCAAGGTTTTTATTACCGCCCTCTTTGACATAAAACCCATCAAACCCAAGATCTTTAATAACTTTTTGAACACGACCATCTTCAATTGCATTCCAATTTCCATTAGATAAGCCATCACGGTAATACACCTCACCAAATGGAACGCCATTGGAATTTGTGCCAAGGTCATCTAGCTTTGCATATACTGTTTCAAGATGGTCTTCATTTTGATAATCAAATGGATTTTGTGCATAAATATATACAGGAACAATATTTCTTCTTGATGGAAGTTTTTCGCCTAATATTTTGTTTACTGCAAATAAAATTTCATTGTCAATTAATCCATATGAAACTCCTGGCAAAGCTAAAATTTCTGATTTAATTTTTTTGTAATCTGCGTTGGTTAAACCATCTTTAGAGTTTTCAAGTGCTTGTAATTGAATCTTTTCTTTTTCTTCAGTTGTCAAATCATTAAAAATCTCACGATTCATATAGTCTTCACTCATATAAGTGAAGTCATTTGCAAATTTTGGATTGTCGGTAAAGAAAATAGCATCAGCCTGTTTAGGCATAAACTCAGTGATGTCACGAGCAGTGCCGTGATAGTAGATTTTAGGAGTGCCGTCTTCATTAACAATCTTAGACTTGCCTTCTCTACGGTTCATAAAGGCAGCAACCTCTGGGGTATCAGGAGCTTTTAGACTGTAACGAATATCAGGTGATTCTGTGGGTCTTTGATTGAATGCAGATTTAATTTGATTAGATTTAAACGCTACAACGTGTCTATCTCCGTCAAGTAAGCCATCATAGCCACAAACTTCAAACACACGTTTCATTGCATCGGTAGAGAAAGTAATATTTGGGAACGGGAATCTACCAGATTTAGTGTTTTCTTTAAATATATCTACCTTCGATTTAATCCAGTCAAATGGCAAATCAGGGTTTTCTTTACGCAATTCATCTCTGAATTGCATAACCATTTCATTGGTAATTTTGTTTTTACCTTTAAGATTAAATGGATTTTTAATGTTTAAGTAGACTGGCATAACATTCGCACCTTCTGTTTCTTTTGCGTAGTCGTTTGCCTCGTCTACTGAAGATGTAAAGTAAAAGCCATCAGGCATACCAGTCCGATTTGCCTTTTTAGAAATAATGAATTCATTAAAATCTTCGGTTGTACCGTGATACATAACCTTTGGACTTCCGTCCTCGTTTACTATTTTGCTACCTTTAAAGAAACGTTTAAACTCAGGTGTCTCTGGCGCCCTTAGACTATAGCTTGGTTTTTGTTTGTTATATTCTTTATAAACAGCATCATTAGCTTCTTGCCATTCTTTGCTTGTAGTTTGATCAGTGCCAGTATAGGCTTCCATTGCTCTTAAATAACGTCTACCAGCTAATGTTGCATTTCGTTTATCAGGTCCGTATTTTGATTGAGACGCTTTTGCATCAGCCTCTTCCATCTTCTTAACCAAATCCACCAAATTTTGAGGAACACGTAATGACCTTTTCTTGATAGATAAAGTGCCTTTAGTTGGCTCTACCCGTTTTTCTGCGTATGCTTCTACTTGGCTAGGATCGATAACACGCTTTACTCTAACTCCAACAGGCTTAGGCTCAACACGACCCTCCTTGCTGGCTTGTACCAAAATGCCACGTTGTTTCTCTTCAAACTTCTTAGCCTCTGGCGGTTGTATATTCTTGCCAGACCAAGCGGCATTGCCGTATTTGGTAGGAATACGGGCATCACTGTACATACTTTGTACTTCATAATGATCCGCTAGTTGTTTGACAAACATGGCATCGTCAGTCAGTGGGTCGTAAAGAACCAACTGAGGTCCGCTGCGGTATACCCGTTTAAATCGCTTGCCAAGATTTTCAATATGCAGAATCAGGTCTTCTAACCGTTCTTTGGTAACTTCAGCAGGTCTGCGTTTAACGTCAGTCTGCATCCTTCTAAGGATGTGGTTTGCTCCATAGCCCTGATCGCTAATGTCGTCATGCGTGCCAACAGGTAGGCGGATAGGGTATTTAGCAAACGGTGCGGCACCTGGCATAAACGCTAGGTTGCCCGTGTTGTTGGGGTTCTTCTCTGAGACTAGGAATGTGGTTGGGTCTACATTGCCCAACGCTAGAGAATACTTACTTTCAGGGGCTACTTCTTCTGCTCTGAAGGAGAACTTGGGTTCTTTTCCCGATTCTCTAATTGTTTCTCTAACTGACCCGACAAAGGATTCACGGAAATCGTCAAGCCCTCTTTGTATATCGGGCTGTTCGGGTCTGCTTTTTTGAATCCCAGCGACAAGGCTAGTTCCACTAGGGTTTTCTTTCCAGTCATAACGGTTATACTCCGATGATTTTGCCCCAAAAAATTCTTTGGATTCTATTGTTGAAATTTCATTAAGTGCTTCTGTAACGTCTTCAAGACCTTGTAAAAACTCTTCGTCAGTAGCTAAGAAAGGTGTTCCATCTTCGCCACGATAGTTAATCATAACTAATTCATTGCCACGAAGTCTAGTAAATCCAGCATCTTTACCAAATTTATCTTTAAAGATGGCAAGCATCTTTTTCTGCTGTGTTGGCGTAAGTTTTACAGTATCAAACTTTAATATAAAACCAAGCTGATCAGTGTCTATTAACTTAGGGTCAGCTCTAAAAAACGGTGTAGCATCCTGTTTAAACACGTAGGACATGGCGTTTGCCATATCCAAAGCATCTTTTTCTGCTACCTCTGAATTGTCATTCACAATCTGAACAATTAGATTTGGATTAACTTTGCCCTCATATGCTCCAGAACCAACGGTTACTCGTATTTTGCTGGTAACTCCAATGTATTTAGCAATTGCCTGAATTGTGTCGGCATTAGCAATCTCTTTGGTAAGTTTTTCTTTGTAATTAAAGTTAAGTTCTTCAGCCTGAGCCATTTCTGACTGCACGGAGGGAATGACTTCACCAGTAATATTCTGTACACGGGTCTTAATTTCTTTGGAAGGCTCACGCAAAGCCTCTGTAATGGGTAGTTCAGAGACCCGTTTTTGCATTTGATGAGAGTAGTCCGCTACAGCACGTTCAAACGCAAACTGGCTTAATTCTTCATCGCTTAAGTCTTTTTTCCAGCCTTTTGCACGATAGTCTTCAAACATGGTCTTGGCTTTTTGAGTTACCCAAGATGCTGCTTGTACCTGACGTGGCGCTACATCAAGTTTGGAGGCTAGTAAACGCACCATATTCTCTGCCAACTCATATTGAGCGTCAGTAGGTACGTCTTTACCAAATATCATTCTGGTCATATGGAGGTCAATAGTGGAACGACCACTATCCTTGCCATCCATTGCTTCCATTAGATTGCTATAGAAGGTATTAGTCTTGCGACCTTCCCATTCCTCGCCAAAGTTAAGAAGAGCATCAATCTTCTTGTTTTCGTTTTCTGTGCCAATCTTGATTGGTCTGCCCTCGGCAAACTGCGTCCATGCATTGGCTGCTTTGGTAAAGTTTGCGGCAACTTCAGTATTGGCGGATGTAATAGCAATAACTTGAAAAAACTTCTCTGCCAGCACTGCATCATTATTAAACGCATTAAGCACTGCTTTTGCTGAACGCTCGTACCAATCCTTGCCTTTTAGACCCTGAGCAGTGTAACTTTGTAGTTTTTTAACGGCTTTTCTTACATCATCTAATGTTTCTTGAGACTTCATGCCTACGATTCTGTCGCCAATCTTTTTAATTAGGCTTTCTAACTCACGCTCATAAATTTTTACTTGCTGAACATCAAGCGGTGTAATGTCTTTCTTTGCGGTTGTAAAAGACATCCGTGCGGGCTTTGCTTCAGCCTTAACAGGTTCGAGGGTCTTAATGCCACCTTCTTCAATCTTGTTAAAAATGTCTGTGGCGGTAGTAAAACCTAGTTTGTTAAGGGAGTTACGAAGAGCTTCAAAAAACTTCTGTAGGCGGACAATGATGTTGCCAATCATGCCTGCTGGCAGTTTATTTTTACTGTAGAAACGGAAAGCCTCGGCAATAGCCTCTTCTTGAATGTACTCGTCAAAGCCTTTTAGGTTACCGTAGTCTTGTTTGTATTGATCTTGATAGCGTTCAAACAGTTTTGCATTAGTTCCGTCTTTATTTTTACGGTCTTTTATAAACTTTTGCACCCACTCAGTCTTAGCTTTGTTGGTTAGGACTCGCCATTCTGCATCGGTAAAGCCGCCAAGTTCTTTGAGAGCGTGAATAGACTCATGGCGAAGAGTTCCCATAACATCTTTAGCATCTAAAGCTAATGTAATTAAGTTTTTAACATAAGAACCGTCTGCTTTGCCGTTTTCAATGCTATCAACAATGTTTAAACCAATCTTTTCCAAACCAAAACGTTTAAGGGTTGGCAATAAAGATTTGCGGAGAGCCTCTATATTGGCTGTTAGCTTCTCTTGTGCTTCTTTTTTAACAAGACCAAGCTCTTCTAAACGTTTTTCAGCACCTTCCAACCCTTTTTTGGTGGTAATTTCAATGCCTTCAGGCTGCTTACCAGCACGTTTTGCTAATTCTTTTTCAGCAAAATTAACATATCGTTTTACTCTGCCAGTTTGGGTTTGTAAAAAACCAGAATCTATAATTTGCTGCAATGTCTGATCGTTTAAACGGCTTATGCCATATTGTTCAGCCTGTTCCTCATTGTCAAACTTAGCTGTTGGTTTATCTTTTTCATAGTAAGTAAATTTATTTTTAATTAATGCTCGTGTGCCAACAGGGACTACTTTGACTGGTTGAAGTAAAGGCTGTTGTTTCTGCCGTAAGTTAGCAATATTTTGGTTATCTACTTGATCCTGACCATAGTAATTGGCTGATTTGTTAAAAAAACCAATATCTTGATCTTCCCCTAAAGATCTATCTTTAAGTAATGTAGCTTGTCTTTGTTGAATGCTATTCTGTAATTTAATAATTTCTTTTTCTATTCTAGCAACCTCGTCTTGACGATTTTTTTCAACTATAGCCAGTTCCCTCTCTGCTTCTTCGGCAGTGTCTGCTGTAATATTAAGGGGCTGATTGCCAGAACGAATTTCATAACGATCGGTAACATATCCCTGTTTAAACGTTTCCTTGCGGATATCCATTCCCGCTGGCAGTTTTTTCTTTGGTGTTGGTTTTTGAATAATTTCTACAGGTTTTTTTACACCGCCAACTTCTCTAGTTTCAATAACGCTCTCTAATTTACCTTCAAGAATGGCTTGATCTAAAAGACGTTGCTGATCTCTTCTTTTTGTTAAACCGCTATATTCCCCTATCTGTTTGAGTACATCTTCTCTACCGTTTGGTTTATTGCCAATTTCGTCAAACTCAAAATTAACGCCTTTAATGGTTCTTTCGTATTGTTCAGGAGTGTAGTGTTTAACCGTAGTAATACCAGCTTGTAAAATTTGAGGTTCTGATCCTTCTGGAATTTTAATTAAAGCCTGTTGAACCGCTAAACGTTGCGGTGGAGACATATCCTCTAGATTATTAGTTCCCGTAGTTCTTTCTAGGAAGTCTCTAAACCCTTGGGTGTCGGTAGCAATACCACGCTGCTGGGCAGCTAAATTTAAAGTTTCAGGGGATATGTCATCTCCAGCCTGAAAACCTGTTCTAGAGGCTATTAAGCGTCCCAAAACGCCTTCTGCGGTCTTACTTTCTTCAGGGGTAAAGACATCAGCCAGATCTTCAATAGAGAATGTTTGACTAATAGGCGGTTTGCCCATTAATTTTCTACGTTTGTTGATCTCCGTAATTTCTTTGTCACTAAGGTCAGTATTTTGAAATCTACCCAAAGGGTTAAACAAAGGATCATCTTCAGAAGGCTCTACGTATTTTTCTTCTGGTGCGGCTAGGGCTAGGGTCTTAGTGTCAACACCTAGTCTTTGTTGGGTTTCCTGTATCTGCTGACGTTGTTCTAAGGCTGCTTTTTGCTGGGCTTCTTGTTCGGCTTTCTTGCGGTCTATGGCAGCTTGTTGTTGCTGTTCTTTCTCCATCTGTCTGCCTTTGCTGACAGTGGCTCCACGCTCTAAGTAGGTGCCAGGTACGGCTAATGTACCGCCAAGGACTGCACCGCCAATAAAGCTATCAAAGTATTCGTCTCTGGCTTGTTGGTCTGAGATGTTTAAACCAGCCTGTAAACGCTCTAGGAACTGTTGTCCTACCTCAGTAGCACCTTCAATACCAGCTAATCTGGCTGAACCAGCACCATAAGCGGCAGTGGTTCTAAGCATTCCTTGCTCGGCAATCTTCTTAGCTAGTTCTGGGGTTACTTCCTTGCCAGCCGCACCGAAGAGTCTGCCAATCGATGGGATCATTCTTAAAGAAACAACATCTAAAGCCGTCTGCGGAACAGCAGCAGCAGCAGCCTTACCAAGGCTGGCTTCTTCTAAAGATTTGCCTGTTTCTATCTGGCGGGAAAGGTTAGATCCAGTAAACTGTCCTAAAGAGGCAAGTCCAGCGCCAGCAAGACCAACACCTGCACCAACACCAAGAACTTTAGCTCCAACACCAGCCGCTAATGGAGCAGCCATATAAGGCAAGGAACCGCCTAGCGTTTCTCTAAATTTTAATAAAGGAGCTTGAGACCAACCTTCTTCGGTTGGTTTAAACATTTTCTGAGCTAAAGCGTCTTTTTTTTCTTTATAGCGTTCAGCATCTTCTAGACTCATTAGTCCAGTTTTGCCAGCCAGAAGTGCTACATCACCTTTTAAACGCTCTTTTCCCGCTGAAAAAGCACCAGTAAAACCAGTATCAGGTTTTATTTGTTTTTCTTCTGTAACCCTTTTTACAGTCCTATCAATGACGGATTTATCCGTATCATCTGGAAACTCTAAAATAGTTCCGTCAAATAATTGAGCGGTAATTGCCATACTGACCCTTTATTTGATTTCTTTACCTTTAGAATCATATTTTATTACATTGCTTTGTAAGGAAGAACTTCCTACTTCATAAGGAAATCCATACATCTGCTCATACATTTTGTTATAACTTTTATCTTTAGCTAAATCTTGAGCAATATAATTGTCAATTTTCATTTTTGTTTGAGGATCAAGAGGAGCGGTTAAGTCAACTTTAAGTGCGGCAATAGCTCTATTTTGTGCTAATTTTTCTTTTTCTCCTAACTGCCTTCCTAACATTTTTTCTCTTTCTAATCCTAATCTTTCTTCTTTACCTAATGCTTGACTATCATAGTATTTGCCTACATTTGCATAGTGCATTGCAGCAACACGGTTTTTGTCTAACGCAGCCTGTTGTGCCGCTCTTTGCTTATTTGCTTCAGAAAGATAAGAAACGCCAGACAATCCGCCTTTACCAATATTGGTAAATGCATAGGGAGACTCTCCTCCTAACATTCCAAGACCAGCCGCAAGTAAAGCCATATTGCGGTCTTCTGAACGTTGTTTTCCAAGAGCCGCTCTATCTAAATCATTTTGTTCCATAAACATTTCAAAAGCAGTTTTTTCTTTTACGGGTGTTGGAACTGCCGCTGCCGCTGCTGCTGCTGCTGGAGAATTTGGATTAAGATACGGACTAGTATCTTCATCGCTAAAAGTTTTTTGCGTTGGCACAGAAGACTCTTGTTTTGATGAGTTTTCTGCTTTTACATCTTTTGCCATTTGATCATAAATATTTTCTTTTTTATTTCTTTCATATCCACCTTGAGTACCTTGCATAGCTGCTATTGGATCTAAGAATTCAGAAGCAGTACCTTCATCACTTTCTACAAGGGCATCTATTCCTTCAGCGGCTGTTAAACCAGCACCTAAATAAGGAACTTTACGCATAAATCTAGTATAAGCACTTCCTTTAGGATTTTTATATAAAGCCAATGGATATTGTGGAACTCTTGTTATGCCTCTTGGATCAGTTGTAAACGGCTTGTTTAAACCGCCAGTATCAAAGTGTTTAACTTCTCCGCCACTAGCCATACGGTTAGCAACTATATAATTTTGTGTTTCCCGTGGCAATCCAGCTATTCCTTGACCGCTCTTTAAGGCTTTGTCTAAACGACCAGGACCAGCGTTATAGGCAGCCAAAGCAAGGGTTGGATCATTGTATTTGTCATACATTTGTTTAAGATACGTTACACCACCACGAATGTTTTCTTCTGGATTTAGGGGATCTACGCCCAAACTTTTAGCGGTCTTAGGCATTAACTGCATAACGCCCAAAGCACCAGCACTAGACTTGGCTGTTTCAGGATTCTTTAAATTACCTGTTTCTTTGTATAGAACGTGCAACGCAAGGCTAGGATCTACTCCTAAACGATTGGCTTCTTGGATAACCATGTCTTCGTATTTATGACCGCCACGCTTAGGCACGTCTAGCGGCGGCATTACGTAGTCACCTTTTTTAGGACTATCAATCATCGTCTTACGAACGGAAGCAGGAGTCTGACCTTTTTCAGCTAAAGCGGTTTCGTAGCTTTGTGGAAGAATAGATGGTTTTGCTGCGGGTGCGTTAACTAACATTGTGGCAGGCATACCAACTGGCATTGCATTGGCTCGTTGCACCATTGCAGCAGCTTTGGCATAGTCATCATATGGATCTATTTCATCATCGTCTAAATCAATCATGCTGCCTTTAGCAAAGGCAATAATTCCACCGCCTGCGTATTGCCTTTCAGGCACTGGTAGTTGAGCAACACCAGCATTGTCCATTTGTGGCATTTGTTGTGGTTGTTCTGCCGCAGAGTTCTGGGCAATAATTTGTTCCATCACGGACGTCTGTGGAACGCCACTTTGCATTGCTTTGGATTTAGCAGCAGCGTCTATCATTTCTGCTTTGCGAGCAAGGATAGGAGCTACCATTTCGGTAGAAATTTGTTTGCGTTGAGCCATCTGCATAATCATGGCTTGTGGCAATTTGGCTAGGTCATCAATAGAACCAGACTGCTGACGGATGGCGGATAAGATGCTCATTTTTGACCCATCATGTTAAATAAGGAAAGACCTCCCAAACCAATACCAGCTAATTGACTAGCAAAACTAGGAGGTGGAGTGGTCATGGTTTGAGTACCAGCGGTATCTCCTAATGGAACACCACGCAGAATATTGGCAAAAGATCCTAATTGTTGCTCTGGGAATCCTAAAGCTCTCATTTGGTCTTGATACTGAGCGTCTAATTGCTGCTGTGCAACACTGCGTTCTGTACCACCAAACGCTCCTAAAGCAGTAGAGCGGGCTAAGTCTGTCTGTTGCTGTAACGCACCTTGCTGACCTAATCCTTGACCTAATTGACCATAGGTAGCAGCAGAGCCTAGCTGAGCTTTCTGTGCGGCTTCAAAGGCGTTTTGTAATCCCATAGCCTGTATTTGACCTAATTTAGTCTGAAGGTTTCTATCGGCTTCAGTCTGGGCTAATAGTTGTCTAGCTCCACCATATGTTCCTTGACGGGCAGCACCTAAGTTTTGTGCCATTAAACCTTTTTGTGCGTCCCTTAGAGCTTCTGCTTTGTTAACGTCAATAACATTTTGAGCATAAGGAGACATATAGGCTTGAGTCTGCTCAGGGCTTAACATCGACCCTAATGCTCCTAGTCCTTGAGCGTACGCTCCATAGCCAGTTTGAAACTGTTCTGGACGTGCCATTCCAGCAATTTGTTGTCCTGCGGCTTGTTCTTGAGCAGATAGTCCAGCAATACGTCCAGCACCTTCTAAACCCATTTGAGCTAAAGGCTGACCATAAGCAGTAGCGTAATCTCTGGCAAATACTTCTTGTGCTTTTGGCAAGATTCCATAGGCTTGGTCAACGCCAGTAAAATACGGCATCAACTCCTGTGGAATTGATTGTTGACCTGTTGTTACTGTAGTAGTTTGAGCCATAATTTATCCTTTAAGCGGGCATCAGTTTATTAGGTTTAATCTGACGACCTTGCTTTTCATTGCCTGTACGGGCTTTTCTTACCCTATCCATCATAGAATATAACTGTTTTGCACCAGCCTTGGAAGACCCATTTCCTAAATGAGATACCACGTCTGCTGGTATAACAAACTCTCCATCTGCTAATCTAGCTTCTTGTGTTCCTTCTATATTGGCTTTAATTGAGTCTGACATTCCATCGCCACCGCCTGATAAAAATCGAGGAGTACCGCCAGCAGCGTAGCCAAGACCAAATAAACCTTTTTGCATATTGCCTTGATCCATGCCCATAGCAGAGTAATCTCCACCAAGTTCATCATCTACTTGACCGCCCATAGCATACATATAAGGGTTTTCCCTTACAGCTTGTTCTGCTCGTTTTCTGCCTTTAGATATTCTGGCTAACATATCTGCTTGCTCTTGCCTTCCTACTCCAGCAGAACGTTCTGCTTCTTCTTGCATTTTACTAGCTTCATCTATAGCCATCATTCCAGATGTTCCCATCACCAATGGAACTCCTGATTTAAATACTCCAGCTTCAGTTCCAAATCGTGCTGCTGCCGCTTTAGAGTCAGAGCCAAGCAAATTACCAACGCCTTTTTGCATTGCGTCAGTATCTCTAAAAAATCCTTTAGGAGCTTCTTTAACTAAATTAGAAGTTTGGTTTACAAGACCTTCTCCAACCGTTCCAGGTGGGGCTGAAATCAAATTAGATGTGGTTGTTGCAACAGGTTCCGTTCCAGCAGCTTCTATTCCAGCACCAAGGGTAGACGCACCATAAGCTGCTATACCGCCCATCAAGGCACGTTTCATATCAAAGCCTGTGCCTGGTCGACCAAAACCTGAAGATAAAGCTCCCACTCCTGCGGCAGCAAAAGGACTAGCAATAAACGGAGCGGCTAAAATTCCAGCATAAGGGGCTACGTCTTTTAAAAAAGGAAGAGCTTGTCCTACGGGCTGAACAATGGCTTTTTCAACAGGTTGAGTAAGTCTTGTAAGGGCATTAGAAATACCACCAAAAGCAAAATGCTTCACTTCTCCTCCTTCAGCGTAACGCCTATTAACTGAACCGTAACGGTCATATGGGTTTTCATAATCATAGACATTGGAAGCTGTTACCCGATTTCTTAATAAATAAGGACTGGCAATACCGCCAGAAGATCCATAACCGCCTGTGTAACGTGAATCAACCGCAGTAGGCTGTCCTTGAGGTTGAGGTTGTTGACCGCCCATGCTAGATAAGGCTAATGCTCCTAAACCAATTGCAGGTAAATTTCTTCCAGTAAAGTCATAAAGATCAGACCCCATTTCTTTTATTGGGGTCTTTGTTAAATAATCATATGTTTTTTCTGGAGCGTTTTGCAGATAATCAAGTGCATCCGATGTTCTATTAGAAATGTTTTTTAATGGGTCATCTAAGAAATTTGGTCTTGGATTTTGAGGATTGTTTAAAAATTCTTTATAAAACTTTTCATACTGCTCTTCTTGAGATAGCGGGTTAGGCGTTGAAGACGATGTAATAGCTGCCAATTCATCTGGGCTATAACCTAATTGTGTAGCGCCATCAGGTAAATTTTGATATAAATTACCAAGATTTAATTCAGAAGGAATGTATGTTGGATCAACATAATCAGGCGCACGAAGTTCAGGAGGAACATAATTGTCTTTTGCAAATTGTTCTTCTGGCGACAAAGTGCCTTTAGGTGTAAATGTTGAATCTGCACCAGAATCAGGAGTTAGTAGCACTTCCCCATCTGGAGCATCTATATATGGTGTTTCAGACGGCAGGCTAAGGGATTCGAAATAGCTTGGAGAGACAATATCAGGGTTTAACAACGTGCCTTCATCAACAAGATCTACGTATGGCGTTTCGGATGGGAGCGCAAGGCTATCGCCGCCTGCCTCACCTAATGAACCTAAACCATATGACATACCACCAGCTAAAGCAGCGTTTAGAGCTATTTGTTCTAAAGGTTTTCCTTGAATAGCTCCTGTAGCAGCACTTGTTCCAGCAGCCAAAGCCGCAGCTTGCCCAGCCGTTAATGCCCCAGTGATATAGGGAGCTGCATAAGGCACTGCCACAGCAGCTATGGTTCCCCAACCGCCAGGTACAGTATCGCCAACAGCTTTATCTACATCGGCTAAAGCTCCTAAAACTCCACCTCCACCTCCGTCTGTTCCAAGGGCAGACGATATAGGGTCAGTAATAGCACTAACAATTCCTCCGCCTCCACCACCTTCTAATGTCATGCCCTGTTTAAACGGGCTATGTCTGCCGCCTAAAGGTTGGAAAGCGTGAATAGGAAGGGTAGATTCTAGGTGGTATCTCATACTTTAGCCATATAAGCGTATTCTTTTCGGTCAGACTTTTGGATGTCTACACCGTATGTTTTGAGCATTCTGACAATCTGTTCCCCGCTCTTAGGTTTAATAAAATAGACCTTCTTTAGATCAGAATCCTGAATTTTTTTAATAAAGTATTGGATGGCAGAAGCCAAGGACTGGGGTGGATCTACAGTATATAAATGCAATTCTACGTCCCCTTCTCCTAGACGGATCAAGAAAAGTACCGAGTTATTTTTTTGTAATAGTATCCCATTTCCAGCTTTAATAATGCGATTAATGCCCATAAGAACCTTCTTTGGGTCATCTGCTTGACTGTATTGGTCTTGTAAAATAATCTCTGATGGTGTCATAAAATCGTTACTGTTACCGTTCCTACACTAGCTGTTGCAAATATTCCTTGGAAGTTGTTGGTCACTATTGTGACACTGCCAACCGTCCCAGTTCCCGAAACACCTTCTACATAAGCAAAGTTTGGCAGAACTATTTTTAAGAACTCGCCATCCCGAAAGACTGTGCCTTCTGGCAAATTGTACCCCGATGTTGGCAAATTTAATAGCCGTAGCCCATCCATCTGTAAAGGCACGTTGGAGTCTAATTGGGTGAAATATAGTCTTAATGCTCCGATAAGCTGAGATAGCTGTTGTTGATCGTAATCGAGTGGAGCCAGAGGTAAGGCTGGCGCCCGAAACTTTTGCATTGCCATTATCTGCGCCCATCTGGTCTGCCATCCAATCTAGGACTACCTAACTGCCACTGGACGTCTAGTTCGGTCGAGGCGACTTCAATTGCCATCTGCCTAGCCCTAGCCCGCATAAAGATTTGATCAGTGTATACGTCTACCGAGGTCTCAATGACGTTGCCTGATTCCGTGTTGGTGTAGGCATTGCCAGGAAAATTCCTAGGTTTTATTAACATTGTGACTGTTGGTAAATTAGCGGTCGAGCCTTCAAAGTTCATATCAGGGATTATCCGCTTAGTCAGGATGAACTGATCTCCGTCTACGAGGTCAAAGTCTGAGGAAGCGATATAAGACTCCATTGCTGTTGTATCGTCATTTAAACCCTGTTCGTGGTTATAAATAAGACTGTCTGAGGTTAAGGCGGTTGACACCACGCTTTGTGAGATATTGACGGTATAAGTCCCAGTCCCGCCTGTGCCTGTTCCTAGGGCGGTAATAGTCGTTCCAGGCAATACTCCTGTGCCATCCAAAACACTGCCTACCTGAAGACTTCCCGCAGCCACAGCGGTAATGGTTAAAGTCGTACCTGAAATAGAACCTGTCACATAAGTCCCAATAAGTGCTTGAGGGTATTCCCTTAAAGACGAGTCTGACCACGCAGTACGGTCTATTGTGCCGTAGTACCAGATCTTTTCGAGGTGGTTGTAGATGACGTAGGCGTTATTGATGTTGCTGTCTGCCGTTGGGTAAAACCACCAGACTTCATTCCAGCCTTCATTAGTTCCTGAAATAATCTGATCGGCTTGCTCGTAGTTTAAATTTTGGAAGACATGATTTCTTAAGGTACAAGGAAGAGTCTCTACCCGCCCGCCATAGGCATAGAACTTATCATGCCCCATCCAATAGGCTGTGTTATTAACCGTAACAACCGCCCGTGGGCTAAGTATTGAGATATTGTCAGCAAGCTCTTGAAGACCAAAGACATCCGTAGTCCCTAAGAACTGTAATGAATTCAAAGTTCCCTCTGTATATACAAGGATCTCCTGTCTTGTTGCAACCGCACAGACTATGGCTGAACCACGAGAAACCCGTAAAAATCCTGCTGAGTTCGTGACTAAGGGTGTCCATACATTGGGCTGGTCTTGGGTAGCAAAACGAATCAATAAAGGATCTGCCGTTCCTCCCCCAAACGGTGTACAGCCAAAGGCTAAAAGATGTTTGTCGTTTTGAGAGACTAATATCTGCATCGCCTCTGTAGGCACGTCAGCTGGGGCAACTCCACCTATAGTCGTAGTAGAAAGTAAAGTCGCTCTGGTTGCCGTTCCACCCGAATACTGCCAATAATAGATAGCTCCGTTACGGATATTAGCAACTAGGTCATTGTCAAAGTTTTGTAAAAACCAATCCCGTTGAGGGTTAACGACTGGCGTAGGATTACCAGAACCCCAAGATCCACGGCTCCATGTGCCTGCTCCCCAGCCATATCCTATAGAAGCATTAGCGTTTCCTACAGGTATTTGAAAGGCTGCGGTAATAGCAGACCCACCACCTGAAGTCGAGGATGATGCTGCCGTAGCAACCGTAATGGTAAATGTATTGGTTGTGACTTGATCGACTATAAACTCCGTATTTAGGTTAGGAGCCGTAATCCCGCCTACCGCTACAGCCCCTGAAAAGGTTACATAGTCTCCGTCTGAAGCCCCGTGAGTCGCAATTGTTACTGTGACAGTCTTAGACCCGTTAACAGTTGCAAAGCAGTTATCAGTAGCAGGAGTTGTAAAAGTTTGGCGAATTGGGGTAATGTCATTCAAAATCTGACCCGCTTCAATGTACAGCTTTTTAGACGTTCCAAGGGCTAAGTAGTTATCCGAAGCCGTGGTAATCCAGTTAAAGACTTGCCGACAGATTCCTGCTACTGTAAACGTCCCATAGCGTAACCAACCACCTATCTTTTGAGGATAGCCAGAACGGAAGCGAATTTTGTCGCAGTTATTCCAACCACCCTCATTCGTATAGTTGGTTTGATCTCTGTTTAAACCTGGCTTAAATTGTAGTTTTTGGAGTGGCATATTAGCTTAAAAATAAGGCACGTTCATCGTTCCTGCGGGTTACTAGACCTTTTAGTACTTTACCCCCAGCCAGTGTATATTTCAAGAACTCTTCTGCCGCCCCTTCCATTTCGCCCCGAAGAACCTTTTGACGGAGGGTGCTGCGCTGTAATGCTCCCAAACCAATATTAAAGCTAAAGCTAACAAGAGCATCGAACTGACCTTGAGTGAGCTTAACGGGACAGTAGCGTTCAACACCTCGCTCAAAGCGATTAAGATCGTCTCGAAGAATGTCATCTACTTCCTCCATTGAGAATGTGCGGTTATCTCGTTCTTCTAGTGGGTAAGCATCTCGTTCGTCTATTTTCAAAGCACCTTGCCGTGGGTAGAGTACATGACCCACACCAATCGTCCACAATTTTGCGGGACACCGATATGGACGCTGGCGGACACCTTCATGGTGCTTAATCATTTTGATGGCTTTGTCGCTTACTTTCATTTCTTACTAAAGGCTTGAGTCCCGAACCAGAACGCAATAATAGACGCCAAAATCTGCATCTCATCTGCATCAAATACCATTGGAATAGCTTCGGCAAATGCAGCCCCAGAAGACCATGCCCACCAGATAGAGGCAATATCTACAACGATTAGCAGTAGAACAAACAAGTAGGTCACAACTGGGCGTACCGAAGCACGAAGATTAATAATCCACTGAGAAGCACCCTTACCAATCTCAATGTCGTGGTTATACATAGCCGTACGTTCTTGGGCTTGAGTCTCCATATGGACTTGTTCTGTCCTGATCTCTTCGATACGGGCTTGGGCTATATAGCCCGCTTCCATCATCTTAAGTTCACGCTCCATCTGCATGGCAGCAAGTTCTAGTTCGTGTTTCTTGTCGGACTTGTCTTGGAAGAAGTCCAGTAGTTTAGGCAGACCCCCCATGAGGAAGGACAGCGCTGTGGATATTAAAGTAAACATTATTTTTTACTCCCCCATACAATAAAATAAGCTATCCAGCCCGCTGCTAAAAAGCACCAAAACTGCACCCATCTAACCTTTGACAACTCGGCATCAAAGTAGTCTTTGTCTGCCTTTTCTATCTTCTCAATTTCGGTCTTTATCTGAATGACCTTATCCCACTCTTTAGTACCGAACTTCTTTATAAACTCCACCCTTAGTTTGTACTCCTCATCCGTGATTTGTTTACGGTGCTTGTACTCCTCAAGGGCTTTAAATATTGCCCGTTCTTTCCTTAACTCTGCTTCCCTGCGCTCACGGATTCTTGCATTTGCCCGTTCTTTTGCTACATCGACTGCTTCCTTTTGTACTTCTTCAATGTTCTTGCCAATCTCCCGACCAGCTTCCCTGCCCGTTTTAATCCCTTCGCTGATCCCCTTGGCACCAGCCGATAACCCAAGTTCGTCTGCCATAACTCAATTTAAAATACCTCTCCGCCAGCGGCAGGAACTGAAGTTGCATGAATCGAGATATGCTGTCTAAGGTTCAATGGCGCCCCGCAGTCCGAGCAGAAATCCGCTTCTAGTTCAGATTCATCCAAGTCAAAACCACAGGCGGCACAAACGACTTCGACCTCATGCGTTGGCTCAATTAGCCCGTTATCTAATGTTTTTGCTTGGATGAGTTGTTTCATTGAACGGTTTCTTTCTCTAAACTCTCTTTTACTAAACTGGCTTTTAGCATCCCAAAGAACGCATCTTTGCCTACTTTTAATTGGTCTAACGCAAATGCTGTATTGTTTATTTTTCTGTCTAAATCGACACAATGTTGAAATAAGACTTGTTGCTCTTGTGTTAGGTCAGAAAATTCATACTCTACATTTTCAATGGTAATGGGGTTTTTTTGTTTATCGCCCATGTCATTCTCCTAAATGTGCCGTCAAAAAGGGCTGACGGCTTGCCCTAAACTTACGCTGCTGCGGCTTGTAACGGAGCTAAATTTTCGTTCGTCCAGAAGTCTTTAGCAAGCATGATATTTAAATGCTCTTTGTTACGAGCAATCGTATCTGCCCAGTCAGCATCTTCCATGACCTCTGGCTTATCGCCATTGATGAGGTTTACGGAATCCATCGCTGCCGAGTAGTGGCGGGCGATTTCTTCTGCGGTAGGTTGGTTGAGTTCAGTCATTTTATTTTCCTTTAAGTTGGTCAATTTCTGCTTTAAGTTCTTTGATTGCGTTAATTAAATACCAAGTTAAATCACCAGAATCGACACCTAAAAATCCTGTTGATTCTTGCTTAACGCAATTTGGTAATACTTGTTGCAATTCCTGAGCAATTACACCAATTTGCACACCTTCTTTTTGAATTGCTAATTTTTGTGGTAATTCAGTAATTTCTTCTGGTTTACGATATTCAAAATTACGCACTTGAATTTGCATAATTTTTTCAAGTCCAATATTGTTATCTACAATATTTTTCTTAACCCTCTTATCGGAAGTTGTTGACCATGATGCAGAGTTATTGCCAGCATAATTTCCACCACCGCCAGCGTTCATAAACCCTGTGCCAGTACCTTTTCCAGTAGCGTTGTATCCAATAACAATTTCTGATGTATTAGCACTAGCCGATGGTACAGCATAACCACCAATATAAATATTATTTGTACCAGTAGTTATGTCTGTTGTACCTATAGGTGTTCCGTATCCAGCAGAAACACCAATACAAGTATTATTTCCACCAGTTGTAAGAGCATACCCAGCTCGATAGCCTACTACAGTGTTATTAGATGCGGTGGTGTTTGCGTTAAGTGAACCAAAACCTAAAGCAGTATTATTAGCACCAGTTGTGTTGGTATATAAAGCATCGCCACCAACAGAAGTGTTGTATGAAGCGGTAGTGGTTGAATAAGAGCTTCTATTACCAATAGCTGTGTTTTGGTCACCAGTTGTTTTTGAATACAATGCTGTGTAACCAACGGCTGTATTTTGAGTTCCAGTAGTATTTGAATAAGCTGCTTGATAACCTACTGCTGTATTGTTAGATGCGGTGGTGTTTGAAGTAAGGGCTTGTCTGCCTACTGCTACATTATAAGAACCACTTGTAGTAGCGTTCATAGCAGATTGACCAATAGCCACATTTTCTGTAGCAGAGCCTGATGCAGTAAAAGCATAAGCACCTATTGCCACATTGTAGCCAGCACCAGTATTTCCATATCCAGCTATATGACCTAAATATGTATTTTGCTGTGAGGTTGTTCCACTATACCCAGTCTGATAACCTACAGCTGTGTTGTAAGATGCGGTGGTGTTTGAAAAAAGGGCTTGGTAGCCTAACCCCACATTGCTTGTTCCAGTTGTATTAGAGTATAGAGATGCTCTACCAAATGCTGAGTTGTTTGATGCGGTTGAATTGGAATACAGAGCAAGATGACCAACAGCAGTATTTTCTTCTCCTGTGGTAGTTGAATACCCAGCTTGAAAACCTACTGCGGTGTTGTTTGATGCGGTGGTGTTTGCTTGAAGTGATTCTGTACCAAAAGCAGTATTTTGACTACCAGTAGTATTTGCAGTTAAAGAACTTTCACCAGCAGCAGTATTAAATAGCCCTGTGGTATTTGCCATTAATGCTCGACTACTAATACCTGCGTTATTGTAACCACTTGTATTTGACATCATTGCACTATCACCTAATGCGGTATTTCTATTGTTTGCATTATTAGCAGCCAGCGCATTACGACCTACCGCAGTATTAGAAGTTCCAGCATTAGCACCTCTACCAACAGTAAGACCTGATATAGAAGCATCATTAGCCATTGTTACTGTAGTGCCGTTAAAGGTAAAGTCGGCATCGTCTTGGATTAAGCCAGACGTTCCAGCGTACAGAACACGCCCAGAGGTCAGGGAGGAAGAGGTAATTGCACCAGAGCTAATCGTTCCTACGCCAGCCATATTGCCCGTTGAGTCGGCAATCGTGACTACGGAGTTCTGAATTGCTTTTCCAGTCGTTCCGTCAAAGCGGGCGACAGCGTTATCCGTAGAAGAAGCGGGACCAAAAATATCCCCAGAAGTGGCTTCTACCACGTTTGTACCGTTATTAAATACAAACATCGACTTACCAGCGGGAACGGCTATTCCTGTACCTGACGTGTTCTTAACCGTAACTGCATCGGCTAAGCCGTTGTTTATTAAGTATAATTTCTCAATCTGGCAACCAGAACCCAGAATAAGATTCCTTGCCCCGCCTGAAGTGCCTGTGAGGTTTAAACGCAGGTTACGAGCAGTCTGGGCGGCGTTTGTATCGGTTAGGGTAAGAGTAACGTCTGAACTAGAAAAAGCTACGTCTGCCGAGCCTGTGATGGCTTCGCCAACCGCAACAGAAAAGTTGTTATTAGTCGTGGTACCCCAAGTACCTGTCTGCTCGCCCGTGCCAATTAATTCAATTTTAAGGTCACTATAAGTCGATGCCATATTCTGTCCTTTATGCCGCTATATCAACCCAATTGGGCGTTTGTGTGTCAATAATATCAGTCCAAGTGGAGGTTTGTCCATCATTGATAGCCACCCAATTAGGGGTCTGACTGTCATCTATTGAGATCCAGAAAGACACCACTCCAACCTGTCCTACCGCTTGTACACCTACTAAATTTACAACCGCAGTGCCTGTTACTGTGACACTACCAACACTACCAGTCGCTTGAAGTCCTGTAACTGGGACTATCGCTCCGCCCGTGACGGTAACGCTTCCAACTTCGCCTGTGCCGCTGACTCCCGTTACATTAACGTTTGCGTCTGCATTTACCGTTACCGCACCAACAAATCCTGTAGCCTGAAGCCCTGTTACATTGACATTAGCATCAGCCGTGACGGTGACAGAACCTACGCTTCCAGTCGCTTCTAAGCCTGTTACGGGGACTACTGCTGTACCTGTAACGACTACTGACCCTACTTCTCCTGTAGCACTAACGCCCGTAACGTTTACATTGGCGTCTGCTTCTACTGTGACAGCGCCTATAAAGCCTGTCGCACTTAATCCTGTGACAGAAACATTTGCATCTGCCGTGACGGTTACGGAACCTACTTCGCCTGTTCCAGAAACCCCTGTAACGTCTACTACGGCTGTTCCAGTAACGACTACACTACCAACGCTTCCTGTTGCTTCTAATCCAGTAACGGGGACATTTGCTGTTCCTGTAACCGTAACTCCATTTACACTGCCTGTTCCAGAAACACCAGTAACATTAACATTAGCATCCGCTGTAACTGTTACAGATCCTACACTTCCAGTTGCTACAAACGATACATTGCCTTCACCCCAAGCTGCAACTCCCCAGCCTTGGCTACCAAACCCTCCTAGGGCGATCGATACATCAGCCACACCTTAATAATCCTAGGCGATGCGAATGATGGCGCTACTTGCGTCTGCTGTTGGGAACACAATCGTAAAGGTCCCCGAAGTCGATGTTTTAGCACCACCAAAGTCTAGTACGCAAACAGTAGGATCACCAGCTGCTGAGTCGTTATAAATCAACGCACCAAAGGCTGTAATGGTCGCAGAAGTAAACGATAAGTCCGCAAAGTCGGTAAACGCTGTAGTACCTGTAGACGTAGGAGTTACGTTGGTTAACGTCCCACCGCCCGCTGCATAAGTACCTGAGTTAGCGACTTCATTAGAGCTTGTATAAGCAGTCGTAGCAGCCGTAAATGACGCTGAGTTGTCGTATAAAGCCAGTTTAAACGTGTTACCTGTGCCGTTTGTAAAATTGTGAACTGCTTGCATCAGCTCTACTTTGAAGCTAGTACACATGAAGTTACCTGTAAATGCCATGATTTACTCCTCTAAAAGTTTAATTAATTCAGGATGACCAGCTTCCCTTAGCTTATAAGCTAGTGTTACACGATCAAATTTTACTGCTTCATTCATGTAAAAAACCAGAACACCACGAATATGTTCACGAAACGCTAATGCCTGTTCACGAACTAAAGGGTGAGACTGATCCCCTACCTGAATAATTTTATCTAATGCCCGTTCAGCAATCTCTGCAGGAGTAAACCCGCCAAAGTCTTTGGTTGCCACTTGAATCCCGTTGGATTCACCTAATCCTTGTACGCTAATCATCTGACTGGATACCTCACTTGTCCACTTCTATAGGCGTCTTGACGCTCTTTTGCATCGCCTAATTGTTTTAAATCTGCCATTGCTGCGTCATAACGACCTTTATACATCGTCATGGTGTCAGCGTCCGTTTTCATAAAATTAGCTGCTTCTAGAAGAGCGCCATATAACAATACGGAATCAAAGTTATCCCCAAGCCAAGAAGTCCCTGCCGTCACAATTGAAGGTGGGTAGTAGAAATAATGAAGTTCTACAGCGTAATTGACATCTGGGGTAGGTCCTAGAATAAAGGTATTATCATCAAAAATAGCGTAATACTGAGGCTCCGCATAGAACGCAGCATCCGTGTCTGGGTAGGATTCACGAATAAAGTTAACATCTTTATTTAAAAGGTAGTGGTACTCATTCGCCGCATTAATCACCGCAAGGCTAAAAGTAGCCAGCCAGTCAGGAGGAGTTGCCAGGTACTTATTACCACCAGTCGTGTTTCCTGTCATATTCTTACGGAAAGCAGGCAACTGAACGGTGTTATAAATACGCTGTTCTGCAAGCTGGACAAAGCGGGCAATCTGCTCAGGCGATGTAAACGACCCTACGGTTGTAGGAAAGTCGTTCTCTGCAAACCCTTTAATTGCAGAAGTTAACTGCGTGTAGTTCATCCCATCTTCCCGCTAGACATACGACCTTTAGTAGCTGCACCAGCACCACGCATCTCAATCTTGCCATATTGATTTACGGGTTTACCATTACCTTTACTAATACCGTCAACCGAGATATTCATAGTCGCCATTTCTTCTGCGCCAGTCATACCTTTAGAAGACAAGCCTTTAGCAGAGATTGTCTTACCCTTCATCGTATGGGGAGGAGCATAGACTTTAGCGTCTCCAACTTCCTTACCCATTACTTTTTTAGAATAGTGAGCCATTATCGACCCCTTCCAGCTTTACGCATCATTTGGTTCTTAACCTTAGCCAAACCACGACCCATCTTTTTCATGTCCATCTGGTCTTTACCGCCCATCTTGGGTTTAGCTTTCATGCCCAGAACTTTAGGACCGCTTTCACCTAAATTTTTACCTTCGGTCTTGCCTTTTTTAGCAATCCCATCTGCGTCTTTCTTAAACATTTTCAACTCCTTATGTTGTTGTTACCGTTACACTACCTACCTGACCTTCTGGGGCTAAGTTGTTGGGGGTTAATCCATCGTCTCTAGCACCGCCAACAGGGTTCCATCCCCACTGGAAAATCCTACTACCACCGTCTGGGAAACCAACACCTTCTTCGGTATTATCGTTACTTCCATTCAGTTGTAAACCGCTACTTCCAGATACCTGATAGCTTACATCAGGGCGTGGTTCCCGTACAGCCTGTGGGTCATCAACTGGGTACATCCCTAACGACAATTGTGGCTGATCTGGATCCCAACAACTAGGGCAAACCTTAATGTTCTTTATCTGTTGCTTTACAACTAACTTCCGTAGCTCCTTTAACTTATACCGCTGACCACATCGGTCACACTCAGCAATAGCATATTTACCAGAAGAATATTTATTCGGCATAATTTACCTCAAATTTATTCTTCTTTGATATATTTTCAACTCCTCTCATAGCTCTTAAATTACTAGGAGTGTGCAACCCACTAACGTTTTCTCCTTGTAAAGGAATAATATGGTCAACATGCCACGATTCGTTTGTAATCTTAGACAACAATGTAGCTAGTTGATACTCATTTTTAATTCTGTCCATATCTATCTTAGACAGCCACTTAGGAGTTCTTTGTTTAATTACAGCTTTTCTAGCCGCCACCAAAGCATTTATCTTCCCCTTGTTAGCTTGTCTGTATATTCTTTTAACTTCAAGATTTTTTTGTCTATTTTTTACATAATCTGCTCTTTTTGAAGCTTTTAGCTCCTCACTATTTAGCAAACGGTATTGTTTTTTCTTTACAAAATCACACTCTTTACATGTACCTCTTACCCCAAAAAGTCCACGCGTAGTTTGTTTATAAAAAGCAGAAATTGCTTTTTCTTTTTGGCAAGTGGCACAAATTTTAAGCATAGAAAGTCGTCCTAGGAACGAACCTAGAAGCTGCTTTCTCTCTGTCCTCCGTAGAAGCCATGAGCCACTGCTCCTCGTATTCTTGTTTCAAAAATTGCACTCGTGCCTGTCCGTCTGGTAACTTCTGAGCCAAATAGAAAGCCAATCCAGCCACCATACAAGGTAATAAGCGAAAGGGAATATCAGGCTCTACAGAACCGTTAGACCCAGCATCCTGAATCCTACGTAACCGCCAGTACACAAAGGTATACGGACCACCACCAGCATCAGGTGTGGGCCAAACATTAATTGCAGGAAGGTTTTGAACTGTCAAAAGATTATTAACACCAGCCGTATGACTTGCAGCAGTTGTGCCGTTTTGTCCTCGGTAGCAGTTAGTCAGTACATTCCCTATGACGTTAGCGTAGCTAATAGTCTCGTTATCTATCTTGACAAACCCACCGATAGGTAGGGTGCTTGCATCGTTAACTGTAATAGACGTATCAGTCGAATTAATAGACTGCGCTAAGTACACAGAGGTTGAATTAGATTGTCCTGATTGACGGTTAAACCAAACCTGAATGGGGCGCCCAGTCGTTAATTTATTAGGAATCGTAGAGTAAGTAGACTCCGAAATACGACTGATATTGATGTCAATCTGGTTGCTAGTAACGCCGTTATTTTGACGGATTACATGGTCTAGAAGGTCAATCGTATTAATTGGCACTGGATAAATAGCTTGCCCAGTAACCATCGGAATCTGTCCG